TCGCCGCGCACGATTTCCAGCATTATCGATTGGACGAGTGTTCCGTTTTGGGACACGCTCATCTGTCGTTCCAATCTCATCTGTGTTCCGTTTTGGAACACTCAGCCGAATCACGATTCCGTAATTTCTTTTGGGGTATTTCGGTGTGGGGGAGTTCCGAACCTCGTCCGTCTGCTAGGATGGCGCGCGCGGAAGTGCGTTCTCTCCGCAAGCGAAAGGAACTCCCCCAATGAAGACGTTGCTGTGCTTAGTCGGCGTTGTGCTGGTCAGTGGAATTACGTACGCGTCGAATGTCCATCTGAAGGGCGGGGCGAACGCCGAACCGGCGTTTCAGGACCTCGGATTGTCGCTTCAGGCGTCCGGGGCGCTGGCGGGGCTCGGGAATGGCGATGTGCTGGTGACGCTGGCGGCGCAGGCCAACGTCACGTCGACGTGCACGAACCAGGGCGGCAATCAGGCACCGGGACAGAATCCGGCGCCGATTACGGTGAGCGGGTCGCAGGCGATTCCGGAGGCGGAGTTGAAGAACGGGACGACGCCGTTTAGCGTGACGACGGTCGCGCCGGTCGCGATTATTCCCGGCGCGCCAGATTGCCCGAATCCGAATTGGACAGAGGCGATTACGGATCTCTCGTTCACGGCGGCGCAGATTACCGTCGAGCAGCCGTTCGGTACGACGGTGCTCACCGTGACGTGCACGTTCGACCCGGCGACGGTGAATGGGGCCGTGCCGCGGGGCAGTGTCGACTGCGTCAGCAACTGATGGTGAAATAGATCGGATCACGACGCGGTGTGATCGTGGAGAATGTCGCGTTGTGATCGGGTCTGCACAGGGTGAGCGCACCGAGCGTGATGGATTGCGACAAGGTCAGCGAGGAGTCACATGGCGAGCATCGGAACGAGACTCGTGACGCGCAGCACACGCGCGCGCTATAGCTGCGACGAGTGCGCGTTGCGGAACGTGACGCTGGAGGTCGGGCCGCGCACGAAGCCGGATGTGAATGCGTGGGTCGACGGCATCCGGGAGCAGTTGCAAGCGGACCACGCAGCGAAGACGCCTGGGTGCCCGGGCGTGATCGACGTCGTGATCGGATGCTAGCCGCAGGCGTCGCGCGGTGTGAATCCCCACATCTGCTGGAACGTGCCGGCGAGGAAGAGGGACCAGCAGTCGCGCTCGAGCAGATCGATCCGATGCGTGTCTTTCGCTCGGAGGATGTTGAGATCGCCGGGATGATAGGCGCGAATCTCAATCGGCCCCGCGCCCGTGCAGCGCTCCTCGCGATAGCCTCCGATCAGAATCAGGCTCAGGCTGTAGTCCCACGGATGGGAGTGGAGCGAGTCATCGGGATCGGACGCAAGAAAGTGATGGAGAAACGCGGCGGGGCCGTGGCGACGATTCAGAAAATAGCGGTCGAGATACGGCGTCCCATCACGGATGATGCGCTCGACTTGGAGCGTCCGTGACATCGCGATGCACCACGCCCGCATGGACGCGGCATCAAATTCAGACGGAAGCTCCGACATTAGCCGACGGTGGTTTTCAGCGAGTCCGAGATGATGGTCCGCACGACATCGGACACGCTCTGGCGGCGCCCGATGGCGAGCGTCGCGAGCCGGTCATACTGCGGCACCGTCACGCGCGCGGTGAGCGTCGTCGACGGATGCGCGGAGAGACGAGGGCGCCCGCCGGCATGTGGACGGCGCGGTGGTGTAGCGTCGGACATCAGCGACCTCCTAAAAAGAGCATTTGATATTCGGGCGGACGGGCGACGGCGATCCGTTGCATGACGTGGACGGCGTCGATACAGGCGACGGCGCCGTCGATGCGTTTGCGCGCGGAGAGTTTGACGGGGCGGATCTCCCGCCAGTGGTTTTCTTCCTTGCCCAGGTTGCTGATGCACCATTTCATCACGGGATTCCCGTCTTCGCAGACGTTCTTACTGACGACGAGCGCTTCGAACGTCTTGCAGGGTTCAGAGAGGGCGCGGAAGCCTTGCGGCACCTCGACGACGAGGTCGTCGCCGAAATGACGCTGCAGGCGGGTCACGACGGCGGAGGCGGATGCCTGATCGACACCGATGCCCTTGATCTGAATCTGGGACGTGAGCGCGATCACGCGATCGACGACGGCGTCATGGTCGACGAGCTCACCGGGGGTCGTCGTGAGGAATCCCTCTTTCGCCCAGGTGATGTAGGGGACGTTGTCCTCCTTCGTCCGCGCCTGAATCGACCGCTGCGGCATCCAGAACAGCGGGATCACATCAATCGCGCGGTCGATGGGCGCGGGCGGCGGCGGCGGCGCGAGCGCGAGCGCCCCAGGCGGCAGCGGGACGGGCTCCGGCTCCTGGCGATCCGGCAGCGGATTGCGGAGCGGGCGCGGAAAGATGAGGACGACGGCGGTGAGGTCGAGTTTGTCCGACAGGTCGATCCCGACGTAGCATTCGCGGCCCTTCATAGCCTCGAGCGTCAGCACGCCACGACACGCGACCCATTTCTCGATCGGCAACCAGATCGTCGCCTGCTGCGTCCATTGGCAAAAGTTCAGGCGGCGCACCATATTCTGCTCGGACGGGATGTCCGTGGCCTCGCGCACCTGTTCGCGGAGATAGTTCCAGGTGATCGAGACGCCGAGATTGGGATTCGCCTTCAACCAGTGCGGCCCCTCGACGCGCCAGTCGTCGCAGTCGGGACAATCGTCAGACGGTTGCAGCTTTCCGGCGGCGAGACACGCAGGACACGGATCGAGGTGACAGACGAAGGCGAACCAGGAGTCATTTTCGAGGATGCCATCGAGGACTTGCCGCGAGTAGTCGTGATGTTTGCCGCAGATAGTCTCTTCATCGAACCCGGAATTCGTCGGAATCAGAATCAGCGCATTGGCGCGGCCCTTCGTCCCGGCGCGCATCTTGAGATAGACCGTCGCGGTCGCGTGTTCGTGCTCCTCGTCGATGATGGCGGCGTGGACGCGTTTGCCGTCGAGGCCGCGCTTCTCGGCGGAGATGAGGCGAATAAAGGACGCCATCTCGAGAAACGCGAGATTGTTCTGCGTCTGGTCGATGAGATCGCGGAGGTACGGCGACGCCTTGACCATCGCAATGCAATCGTTGAAGGCGAGCCGCGCTTGGTCTTTCGTGACGGCGGCACAGAACATCTGCGCGCCCTTCTCGCCATCCGCAATCAGCAGATACAGCAGCAGCCCGGCGGCGATCGGCGTTTTGCCGTTGCCTTTCCCGACCTCGAGATAGGCGACGCGGAACCGGCGTGTCTCGCGCCGCTTGCCGCGCGCGTTAATCCGAAAGGCGTACCAGCCCATGAGCGAGCCCAGCACGAATTTCTGCCATGCCTGCAAAACGAACGGGGTCGATCCGCTGGAGACCGGCGTGTCGAGCGTGTCGGCTTCCGTCTCGGTCTCTTCCGGCAGGATCAGGATCTCGGCGAAGAAGTCGATGACCTCCTGCGCGCGATCGGGATACCACACGAGTCCTTTGTCAGCGGCGTGCGCGAGGTCGTCGAGATGCCGGGCACAGGCGGCGCGCACGAGACGGGCAGCGATGAGACGGCCCTCGACGACTGCGGTCGCGTAGGTGGTGACGGGATCGGGTTTACTCGCGGCGGGCATAGCGCAGGAATCGCTGGATCGGATTCGTCGGCGCGGCGGCGCCATCGGGTTTGACGCCTATGCGTGTCCTGGAGCTGGGCATCATGCCGAACTCGGCCCAGAACTGTTGACACTGGAGGAGCGCCTTATTCGCGATGCTCCGGAAGGGATTCTGCATCGGGTATCCGCCCGACGTCAGGATGACCTCGCCTTGGATCGCGATCTGCGTCTCGGCGTTCTGATACCGCGCCCACGCCCGGCAATAGAGTTCAAAGGCGCTCGTATCCCAGTCGGTGAGGACGCGCATCCGGAACAGGACCGGCGCGCGGCGGTTCCATTCGGCGATGGCTTCGCGCGCAACCCATCCGGCGCGACAGCGCGCACAACTCCCGCATTGGGCGGTGCATTCCGCCGCTTGGTCGGCAAGCAGCGAGGACGGCACATCGGGCAGGCACGGCTCTGGGGTTGGCTCATGGGCGTTGATCGGGATGTTGCCCGGATTGCCCCGCAAGAGCCTGATGGCCGTGGGTTGTGGTTTCGGCCCGCGTTTGCCCATTACGTTGTGGGGATTTAGGGTAACTGATCCTCGCCGTGGTGTCCGGAAAATTCGCCGACACGGAGCCGGATCCCTCTATAGTTGGCGGCCGAATGATCCGATAGCACACACAGGAGGAACAGGCACGATGACCTTAATCGAAGCAGTAGACGTGGCATGCACGGTCTGGGGCGGGCCGCGCATTCTCTCCGTGACACCGATGCCGGATGGCGGCGCGTGGGTCGCGGTGAAGCCGGGCGACGGGACGAGCGGGCGGCATCGCACCGGGCACGCGATCAACCCGTCCGGGATTGCGACCTGTCACCGCGACTGCGAGGCGCTGTCATGGGCGGCGCAACCCATCTCGGCCTAGTTTCGCATTAGAAACTCGGAGACCGTTCAACCGATGACCTAGCATGGCGGGGACTCCCGCCATGCCCCAGGATTTCAACCGCGCCTATTCGGTCCTCACGATCAAGTCCATCGATCCCACCAAACGGACGATCGCGGGGCTGGCGACCTCCCCGGAGCCTGATCGGGTCGGCGACATCGTCGAACCCAAGGGCGTGAAGTTCAAGAATCCCCTGCCGCTCCTGCTCCATCACGACAAGACGATGCCGGTCGGGCTGGCGCGGTTCGACCGGCCGACGGACGACGGGATCACCTTTACCGCAACGTTCCCAGAAATTCCGACGGCGGGCGCCCTCCGGGACCGCGTCGACGAAGCGCTGCAAAGCGTCCAGGCGGGACTAATTCGCGGCGTCTCCATCGGCTTTCGCGCCCTCGGGGACGTCGACGACTCGATTGAGTTCATGCGCTCCGGCGGCGTCCGGTTCAAGTCGATCGAAGTCATGGAGCTCTCGCTCGTGACGATTCCGGCGCATCAGCTCGCGGCGATTCACACGATCAAAGCCTTAGATACGCAGGACCGCGCCGCGCTTGGCACCAGTCCGGCGACACCCTCACGGCCCGGCGCTGCGGGCACTCCACGAACGGGAACGCACATGACACTGTCAGAACGATTGACCAAGGCCCAGGCCGACCTGCGGACCAAGACGGACGCACTCAGTGCGTTGGTCATGGCCGATGAGGGCGCGGGACTGGATGCGATGCAGCGCGGCCAGCGCGACGCGTTGACGGCCGAGATCGACGAACTCCGCGCGTCCGCGCGAAGTCTCGCGACGCTCGAAGAGGCGCAGGCGATGACCGCCGCGCCGGTCCACCAGAAGACGCACAGTTTCCAGGCGACGACCTCGACGCAGGAGTTGCCGCGGGTCGAATTCAAGCGTGTCGAGACGCCGCCAGGGATCGGGTTTGCCCGCGTGACGCTCTGCAAGATGGCCTCAGTCCTGTCAGGCGGCAGCTTGAGTCCGCTGGAATTCGCCAAGCGGTATTACGGGAACGACGAGCGCGTCGCGACGTATCTCAAAACCGCGGTCGCGATCATGGACACGTCGAACGCGACGGCGGCGGGACCACTGGTCGATCAGACGAATCTCGCCTCTGAGTTCGTCGAATATCTCCGGCCGATGACCATCGTCGGAAAGTTTGGCACGAACGGGATCCCCTCGTTGCGGCGCGTCCCGTTCAACGTCCGCATCACCGGACAGACGAGCGGCGGATCGGCGAACTGGGTCGGGCAGGGCAAATTGAAGCCGCTGACCAAGTTCGACTTCAACGCGGTGACGTTGCTCTGGTCGAAGGTCGCGGCGATTTCCGTCCTGTCGGACGAGTTGGTGCGCTTCTCCAGCCCGAATGCGGAGACGTTGGTCCGCGACGGCCTGTCCGCGGCCATCGTGGCGCGCCTCGACACCGACTTCGTCGACCCGACCAAGGCGGCGGTCGCGAACGTCTCGCCGGCCTCGATTACCAATGGCGTGCTAGGGAATGCGCCGTCAGGAACGGATGCCGCGGCGGTGCGGCGCGATATGAACAAGCTGCTCGGTGCATGGCTGGACAATAACCAGGATGTGGCCAACGCGGTCTTGATCATGCCGAATACCGTGGCGCTCTCACTGTCGCTCCTCATGAACGATCTGGGCGGACGCGAGTTTCCAGGGATCACGATGCGCGGCGGCGAGCTCCTCGGCTTCCCGGTCATCGCCTCGCAGTATGCGGCAGCGACGACCACGGCGGGATCTCCCTTCGGCGGCAACATGGTCATCGTGGTCAACGCCGACGAAATCTTCCTCGCCGATGACGGCGCGGTCACCGTCGATGCGTCGCGCGAAGCGTCCCTCGAGATGGAAACCGATCCGGAGGGGCAGGTCGGGACGGTGATCTCGATGTTCCAGGCGAACTCCGTCGCGCTGCGCGCGGAGCGGTACATCAACTGGGCGCGGCGCCGGACGACCGCGGTCGATTTCATTTACAAGGTTGAGTGGGGCGGCGCCGGATCCCCGGCGGTGGCCTAGTCGAATCGTGATGCGCGCGCGGGTCCGTCTCTGGATCCGCGTGCGCGTCTGGAGCATCCCTGTATGCCGTTGGTGCGCGTCCGTGCCTTAGAGGATTTCGCCCATCGCGGCGCGTCCTATCACACCGGTGAACTGGTCGATCTCCCGCCGGTCGATGCGATCGTCCTCCATCGGCGGCGGAAGGTGACGCTCACGCGGGCGCTCGCCATCGATCCGCCACGCGAACCAGAGATTCGGGCGCAGCAGACCGGAGACACGAGCGAAGACGAGGCGTCGAGCCGGCCGCGGCGGCGGCGCGCGCGGAAGGCCGATGCCGATGACCCTCAGCAGTAGGCTCGCGCATCTGGCGGCGGCGGTCGGCCTCGAGGTCAAGCGCGTGGATCTCGCGACGGTGGATCGCGCGCGCGGCGGCTGGTTTCCACTCGTCCAGGAATGGCGCACAGGCGCGTGGCAGGCCAACGATCTCCCGGTCTCGCTCGACTCCGCGCTGTCCTATTTCGCGACCTACGCCTGCGTCACGTTGATCGCGCAAGACATCTCGAAGATGCGCCTGCGGCTGATGAACAAGACCAAATCAGGCATCTGGGTCGAGAAACAGAATTCCGCCTATTCGCCCGTCCTCCGCAAGCCGAATCATTTTCAGAACCGGGTCCGCTTCGTCGAGTGGTGGATGATGTCGAAGCTGATTCACGGGAATACGTACGCCCTCAAGCAGCGCGACGCGCGCGGAGTCGTGCGCGCGGAATACATCCTCGACCCGTGCAAGGTGACACCGCTGGTCTCGGATTCCGGCGATGTGTTCTACGAGTTGAAGCGCGACAGCCTCGCGCAAGTCCCATCGCAGCAGCCGATCGTCGTCCCGGCGCGCGAGATGTTTCACGACCTGATGTGTCCGATCTTCCATCCCCTCTGCGGCGTCTCGCCGCTGTTTGCCGCGGGCGTCTCGGCGATGCAGGGCGCAAACATCCAGGCGAACTCGACGCGATTTTTCGCCAATATGAGCATGCCGGGCGGCGTCCTCACGGCGCCGGGGCATATTCCGGATGATGTCGCGCTCCGCGCCAAGGCCGACTGGGAAACGAATTTTAGCGGGAGCAATTACGGGCGGGTCGCGGTGCTCGGCGATGGCTTGAAGTTCGAGACGATGGCGGTCCCGCCGGAGCACGCGCAACTGATCGAGCAGTTGAAGTTCTCCGCCGAGATGGTGTGCAGCACGTACCACGTCCCGCCGTACATGATCGGGGTTGGGCCGATGCCGCCCTACGCCAACATCGAAGCCCTCAACCAGCAGTACTACAACCAAGCCTTACAAAATCCGATCGAGTCGTTCGAGATCGTGCAGGACGAAGGGCTCGAACTCGATACCGAACAGTGGGGCACGGAGTTCGATCTCGACGACCTCCTCCGGATGGATTCGCCGACGAAGATGAAAACGGCCGCGGACGGCGTCAACGCGGCGATCTTCAAAGTCAACGAGGCGCGCGCCAAGTTTTCCCTCGAACCGGTCGATGGCGGTGACACGCCGTATCTGCAACAGCAGTACTGGCCGCTGGCGCAGCTCGCGCAACGCGAAGTCCCGGCCGTGCCCGCAGGACCGACCGCGACGGGCGGACCCACTCCGACACCTGCGCCGAAGCCGACGACGGAGCCGGACGATGACGGGGCGGATCAGGCCGATGAAGCACGCGATTTCATGGCACGGCTCACCGGCAATATGGCGGCGCTGGCGACGAAGCACGCGACGGTGACGCATGCAGACTGACGCGCTCGACCTCGCGGACGTCCTCACCTCCGCGATTGCGACGGCGACGGCGCCCCTCCTCGCGCGGATCGTCGCGCTCGAGAAGCAATTGACGATCACGGCGCGGGACGGGCGCGACGGACTCAAAGGGGATCCGGGCAGCATCGGCCCGATGGGTCCGGCTGGCGACCGCGGCGAGATAGGTCCGGCAGGACCACCGGGAGAACAGGGGCCTGCGGGTGCCCCAGGCGTCCAGGGCGAACCCGGACCGATGGGCACGAAGGGCGATATGGGTCCGGCGGGCGAGCGCGGTGAGCGCGGTCCGGACGGTCCTCTGGGCCCGGTGGGTCCGGCGGGTGACCACGGTACCGTCGGACCGCCGGGTCCGGCAGGGCCGATGGGCGAGAAAGGATTAGACGGCGCACCCGGTCCGCGCGGGGAGCGCGGCGAGACCGGACTCGACGGCGCCGCAGGCGAGCGCGGATTCCAAGGGGAGAAGGGCGACGCGGGACCGATGGGCCCACGCGGAGAGATGGGCCTCGTTGGACCGCGCGGGGAGAAGGGGATCGACGGAGTTCCAGGTCCGGCTGGACCGGTTGGCGAGCGCGGGATCCAAGGCGAGAAGGGACTCGACGGCCCGATGGGGCCGGCTGGACCGGCCGGCGAACGCGGGATCCAAGGCGAGAAGGGATTCGACGGGACGCATGGGCGCGATGGACGCGACGGCGTCCCAGGACGCGACGGCGAGAAGGGATTGCCGGGGGACCGTGGACCGATGGGACCAATCGGCGAGCGGGGCGAGAAAGGCTTTGACGGACCGGCGGGGCCGATGGGGCCGCACGGGCTCGGCTTCGACGATTTCCAGATTTCGCGGTCGGAGGATTTCCGGACCCTGACGTTTGCGATGGTCAGAGGCGACGACCGGAAAGAGTGGACGTTTACGAATCCCGTCGTGATTCATCGCGGCGTGTTCGAAGCGGGGAAGACCTACACCGAAGGCGATCAGGTCATCCGCTCAGGGTCGACGTGGATCGCGAAGCGCACGACGGGCGCGATGCCGGGCGACGGCTCGCCGGATTGGGTGTTGAGCAGCAAGCGAGGGGCGGACGGCAAGACGGGACCGCCGGGACCGAAGGGCGACAGCGGCGCGCCGGGCAAGGACGCGACCCAGATGGATTTCAAGGGGAACAAGTGGTGAGTGCGTGGCGACTCTGATCACGATGGATCAAGCGTATGGACATCTCCGGCGCGATTTCCCGGATGAAATCGCGGAGGCGGATCTCCGCCTGAAGATGGACGCCGCCGAAGTCCTCGTCTTGCGCTTTGTCAAGCGGACGCTCGCGGAAGCGCAGGCGGAACCGGACGTCGCGATCCTCCAGGCGGCGGTGCTCAAGGTGCTCGGGAATCTGTTTCTGTTTCGCGGCGATGACGACGTCCCGACGGGACCGATCACGCCGGATATCGAATTGATGTTGACGCTCTTTCGGAGGCCGACATTCTCATGACGCCCGTCCCGTTGCTCTGGCCCGGGTCGACCGTCGTCTGTCTGGCGAGCGGGCCGAGTCTCGTCGCGGCGGACGTTGCGGCGGTGAAGGGTCTTCGAACGATTGTCGTCAACACGACGTACCAGCTCGCGCCGTGGGCGGATGTCCTGTACGCGGCGGATGATTCCTGGTGGCAGTGGGAGCGCGCGGCGGTCGCGCGGGTGTTTGGCGGGATGAAATATTCCGTCGAGACGTTCCCGGCGGAGAAGGCACGGAAGATGCCGCAGCACGATCACCGCGGTGCCGCGGGCGTGACGGTCCTCCGCAACACGGGCCTCCAAGGTCTCGAACGCGATCCCTCCGGACTCCGGACCGGGCAGAACTCCGGCTATCAGGCGATCAACCTCGCCTGTCATCTCGGCGCGCGGCGCATCGTGCTCCTCGGGTACGACATGCAGAAAGCGAAGGATGGGCGGAAACACTGGCACGCGCCGCACCGGGCGGATCGGCCGTCGCCGTTCTTCATGATGCAGGCGCACTTCGCGACGTTGGTCGAGCCGTTGCGCGCGGCTGGCGTCGAGGTCATCAACTGTTCCAGGCAGACGGCGCTCACGATGTTCCCGCGGCGCGCGTTGGCGGAAGTCTTAATCGAGGAGGCGGCGGCATGCCCAGCTACATAGACGGGCGGCCGTGGTCCTACTACGTACCGGAGGAGATCACGTCTCCGCTGTTTGCGGAAGCCTTCCGCCGCGGGTGCAAGGGCCAGAAGACGGACGCCAAGTATCTGCAACCGGGACCGCTCGCGATGTTCGGGACGCCGGGACGTTGGCGCGTCCTTCAGGCTGCCATCGCGGAGGGGCGGACGTGGTACTACGCCGACCATCAATACGTCGGACGCAACCGCATGATCCGGATCACGCGGAACGCCTATCAGCACGACGGGACCGGCGAGGCGACACCAGACCGCTTCGCGCGCTTCCGGCTGGCAATCGAGCCGTGGCGGCGCTCCGGATCGCACGTCCTCGTGTGTATGCAGTCGCCGGGATTCATGGAGCTCCACGGATTGTCGACGGACGATTGGCTCGAGATGGTGCAGACCGCCGTCGCTGCGGTCAGCGATCGTCCGGTGCGTGTGCGGATGAAGTCGGAATCGTACAGACGGCCGATCGGTCGCGACCTCAAAGACGCCTGGGCGGTCGTCGTGTTCAGCAGCGGCGCAGCGTTGGACGCGCTCCTCGCCGGGATCCCGGTCTTCGTCACGGCGCCGTGGGCGGCGGCGTATCGGATGGGGTGTCCGGACCTCGCGCAGATCGAGACGCCGGTCTACCCGGACGACCGTGAGCCATTCTTCTGGAATCTGGCGGAGCGGCAATTCACGTTCGATGAAATCGCGCGGGGGTACGCATGGGCGAAGCTCCAGGAGTAGCCCGCCGCGTGTTCGTCGGTTTCGACCCGCGCGAGATGCGCGCGTCCGTCGTGGCGGAGTGGTCGATTCGTACGCGTGCGGCCGATCGCGTCAGTGTCGAGCGTATCGGCCGCTTATCGCTCCTCCGCGACTATCACCGTCCCACGCAGGAGATTGACGGGCGGTTGTGGGATGTCATCTCGCGCGCGCCCATGTCGACCGACCACGCCCTCGCGCGGTTCTTCATCCCGTATCTGTGCGGCTATCAGGGATGGGCGGTATTCATGGATGGCGACGTACTCGTCCGCCGCGACATCGGCGAGTTATTCGCGCTCGCGGATCCGCAGTATGCCGTCCAAGTCGTCCAGCATCCGACCCTCGAGGATGAAGGCGTGAAGAAGGGCGGGGAGCATATGCAGATCCCCTACCCGCGGAAGAATTGGTCAAGCGTCATCCTCTGGAATTGCGGGCACCCCGCCAATGCGCGCTTGACGGTGGAGGTCTGCAACGCGTGGACTGGGCTCGAACTCCACGGATTCCGGTGGCTGGAGGATGCGGAGATCGGGGCGCTGCCGCCCGAATGGAATTACCTCGTCGGCGTGAATCCCGTGCAGACCGATCCGGCCATCTGTCATTACACGTTGGGCATCCCGGACGTCTGCGGCTACGTCGGACACTTCACCGATGAATGGGCCGCGATTGCGCGCGTGGCTGGCTACGGGGTCAAGGTGCTCCGATGATGCGGTCCCATAAGGTCTGGCTCCCGGATGGCGACGCGCACATGGTGGAGTACTTCGGCAAGGTGTCAGACGTCGACGGGCGCGGCGCGTATCAACACGAGAAGTGGATGCGCGCGAAGCCGGGGATCCGGCAGTGGCGGACGGCGGTAGACGTCGGCTCGCACGTCGGCCTCTGGGCGATGACGCTCGCGAAAGTCTTTCAGCGCGTCGTGTGCTTCGAACCGATGCCGACGAATCGCGAGTGTTGGCTCGCGAACCTGCCCTTGATGCTGACCGATCCGGTCGAGGTCACAACACCGGACGATTTCGCGCGCGGCGTGTACCGCTGGCGCGGCAAGGGCGGACAGATGATCGAACTCTGGGCGTTCGCCTTGGGCGCCGAAGACGGCGAAGTCGACCTCGCGCTCGAGCGCGCGGGCTGGTCCGGTTGCGTCCGCGTGATTGGCGAGCAGGAGCGCGTCGACCTCGCGAGTGCCAAGGTGCGTGTCGACGTCCGGCCCTTGGATTGGTTCGATCTGCATGACGTCGACTTTCTGAAGATCGACACGGAAGGCTATGAGCGGTTCGTGATCGAGGGCGGGCTCGAAACGATTCGCCGGGAGCGGCCCGCGGTCATCGTCGAGCAGAAGCCGGGGCTCGCGCAACGGTTCGGGCTCCCGGAGACGGGCGCAGTCCGACGCCTCCAGAAAGAAGGCGCAACGCTCCATTGGGAACAGGCGGGCGATTATTTCTTGACCTTCCCGCGCGTGAATGGAGGTGTGTGATCGGATTAGGTGACGAGATCCTCGCCTCCGGACACGCGCAGCGGGCGTATGAATCCAACCCGGTGCAACGTGTCGCGATCTGCGACGCGGAAGGCCGCACGCGCTGGCATCCGCTGTGGAACGGCAACCCGATCCTCGCGATGCCCGTCGCGGTCCGACGGGGCGAGCCGGTGACGAAGATTACGAACGGTCCAGGCGCGCGGCCGTATCTGCACTATCCGTTCACGCATGCAACGGGCTGGCGCTTCACCGGCTGGAAAGCGAACGACCACCGCGGGCGCATTTACCTCACGGAGCACGAGCGCGATGCCGCGGATCGCCTTCGCGAGAAGTTGGGGACGTTCGTCGTGATTGAGCCGTGTCTGTCCGCGGATAGCAATCGCAACAAGGCGTGGATCTGGGACCGGTGGGAGGCATTGGTCCGGACTTGCACGGAGATCCAGTTCGTTCAATTCCTGCACGCGGATTCGACGCCACTCCCGGGCGCGCGGCACATTGCCTCCGCCTCCTTCCGGGATGCGTGCGCGCTGCTTGAGTGCGCCGACGGGGTTGTGACGACGGAGGGCGGACTCCATCATGCGGCGGCGGCGCTCTGGCGTCCGGCGGTCGTCATCTTCGGCGGTTGCGCGAGTGTCACGGTGACGGGCTACGACGGGCACCTCAATCTGGCGGATACCGGCCCGAAGACGCCGTGCGGGCGGTACATCCCCTGCTCGCATTGTCGCGACGCGATGGCGCGCATCACGGTCGAGGACGTCGCGTCCGCGGTGCGGCGCATGACGGCGGGAGTAGTGAGCCATGCCACGCACTGACCGCTATCAGGCGATCGCCGCGGGGCGCCGCGATCATCCGGTCGCGGTCGATCAGGCGGTCGATTCGACGCCCCCGTCGAATTTCCCCACGCAGCAGTGGACGACGCTCGTCGATCCGTATTGGTGCGACCGGGTCGACGTCGGGGGTGTGGAGACGATGCGCGCGGATCAGACGGTCGCGCCCATCAAAACGATCTGGACCGGCCCGTATCGGTCCGACCTCGATCCGTACAGCGTCGACGTCGCGAAGGTCCGGCGGCTGCGGTATCAGGGCCGGACCTACGATATCGAAACGGCGCTCGTGATTGGCGTGCGGTCGTCGATTCAGTTCACGACCGCGGCGAGGATCGGCTGATGAAAATGTCGCTGCACTTTGAGGGCGGCAAGGAGCTCGCGGAGGCATTGGAACGCTTGTCGCCGCGTATACAGCGGCGGGAATCGATTGACGCGCTGAAGGGCGCGGCGATTCCGATTCTGCGCGAGGCGCAAGGCTTTCTCCCGATGGGACCGACGGCTGGACCGCACTTGAAAGACAACCTCGGGACGCAAAACGTCTCGCGGGGCGACGAGCTGATCGTCGCACTCGGCCCGGAGAAGCGGCCGGATTACGTGTTCTGGGGCACGTTCCTCGAGTTCGGCACGGTCAAGCAGGCGGCGCACGCGTGGCTGCGTCCGGCGTTCGATCACGGCGTGTGGGATGCATTGGGCATCTTGAAGACCTTGCTCTGGGCGTCGATTAAGAAGCGCGCGCCGAAAGGGCAGTCGTGACGATCACGCAGGCCGTCATCGATCGGATCCTGGCGATCCCGGAGGTCGTGGCGCTCGTGGGTGATCGGGTCTATGCGGTGATCGTGCGGCAAAACTCCGTGATGCCGTGCGTCCGCGCGCAGACGATTTCCGAAGTTCGCGACTATCACTTGCGCGGCGAAGTGTCCACCGTCGACACGCGCGTCCAGATCGACGCCTTCGCCTCCGAATCGGCGAGCGATCCCTATGGGCAGGCGTGCGATCTCGCGGACGCGATTAACGGTGTGTGGGGAGCGCCGGTCCCGGCGCCGATCGCGCTCTCGGGATGGACGGGCACACTCGGCGGAAGTCCGGCGCTGTTCCATGTGCGGATCGCGCGTCAGATTAACCGGCGGGAAGTCTTCGAAGGCGACGTCGTCCGCGTGGTGCGGATTCAGCAGGATTACGACGTGCAGTGGGCGCGAGTCTCGGCTTGAGGAGTATCGACAATGTCCAACCTTACAAACACCTTCTATCCAGCCGAAGGCATCCACGGCTACGGCACGCAGTGGTTGATCGGCAACGGGGCCAGCCCCGAAACATTCGAGGCGGTGCCGTTCGTGAAACGGATCACGCCCGGGGATATGAACACGGCAGTGCTCGATAAGACGCATCTCCGATCACCCGAAGCGCATCGCGAGAAGAAAGCGGGCCTCCGCGATTCGGGCGCGTTTTCGATCGAGATGATTTATCACCCGAATCACGAGAGTCAGAGCAACGCGGGCGGGGGATCGGGTGTCTTCCAGAACGGCGGGCTCTTCGCGATGTGGCGCGGACGCGAAGAGCGGAACATGAAACTGATTTTCTTTGATGGCAGTCCGGGGACGGAGCTGCCGTTCCGCGGGTGCCTGACGAAATGTCAGATCGGCGAAATTGGCGAGGATGCCCTGGTGCCGCTCATGGTCGAAGTGACGCCGCTCCAGGACTACTCCGCGAATCTGCCCTAAGGCGGTGGTCGATGTTAGCGAATCCTGAAGCGGGCGAAGTCTCGATCCCGGTCAACGGGCGGACCTTCGTCCTGAAGTTGTCGATGAATGCGGCGTGCGCGATTGAAGACAAGA